TGTAGAAATATCATTTGGTTTTAATACATTATCTTCACCATGAATCATATAATGAGCACATATATCATTCTTATACTTCTCTGATAAAAACTCAATAATTATATTAAGAACATCTGTGGCAAGTAGTGGTTCTTTAGATAAATGAGATAAACCAAATAGAGTATATAATTCATTTTGGTCAGATACATCAACAAAAGTTCCCTTTCCATTATGAACACAATTTTCTGCGATTCTATTCCATAATTGAGACCGTTTAGGGTTTGTTAGAACTGTATTAAGTGAAAAATCTGCTAGGTGTACTATAAGTATTAATATATCATATAAATCATTCATTGGAATAGAGTCTAAAATTCTAAATTCTAGACCGTGACTAAAATGCTTATTAAAATTAATATCCATCCCAATTTCATTCAAAAATTTATAGTCTACTTTTTCGTGAAATGATTTATACCAATCAATATCCCCTAGTAAGTCTGTGCGCATTGTAAGTATTTTTCCTACTTCCATTTTATCAGTATCATATGTACCTAATCCAATATAACGTGATACTGCTACACGTTGAGACCCAGCTGAGTAACGTAATCCATTTGTGTTTGATTCACATAATGGATCGTGAGTACCATACTTTGCCACAAGTAGGGGACTAATCCACTGAATAGCCCTTGCGTAATTCTGATGTTGTTTTCTAAATAACTCAAAATCTGCTATTTCAGAATTTATATCTAACTTTGTAGGAAGGGTTATATTTATATGTATGGTTCCATTATTAAACATAGCATTATTTTTAAGATTTGTTAGATATGATGCGAATGGATAATTTTTTTTAGCAATTTGAAATGGTCCATGTGTGTGAAAAATCCCTTCTTTTGGTAGAGAATTAAGTGCTTTGATAAAATCTCCTTCAATTTGACTTAGTTCATCAATTACATCCTGAACTTTAGCTTTATAGAACTTTTGAGTTACAAACTCAATTGTGTCTCCATCAAATATATATGATTTTTCGTAGTTTTGGGCAAATATATTAGGATTTTCTTGTTTCATCCATTCAATTAATGTTTTTCCATTAAACTTAGGATTAGTTTTTGGAATCCTTTCATAGGTAGTCTGATGTTCGCCATTTATATCCGTTTTTTGAAATGTATGACTATTTAGCAAAATAGGAAGTAATATCTTTTGATCTGCTTCAAATAAGCCATTTAGAGCTAAATTAAGTGATTCTGGGTTGTATACACTATAATAATTCACACAGTAACGCTCGGGTGCCCTATTTTCTTTAAGCTCCTTTAGGGTTATTTGTTTTAGTTTACTTGATTCAATATACGTTTCATGTTCCACTCCTAATCCCCAATAAAAATCATTAGGCCTATATGCTGCCTTATATTTTTTATGCTTCTCTAAATTTCTTGACATTCCTTGTTTTATTACTTCCTATATTTACCCCTGATTAATTACTAATACGCGTACCCATATAAATTCGTATTGCTTAGGAATTTCATCCATTATATCTAACCGAGTACCACCGTACATTTGAGCAGACCATAATTGAACACTTATATTAGGACAATTCTCTAATCCATAATACCTTTTTACACTTTCTAATAAATCCCCTGTTGATAATGCCTGTATCAACTTGTATCCTTTTAAGTTATCAGGTACATTCATATTATCCATCTTCACATAATATGCGCGCAATGGTACATCAACTTCGTCAATATAAAATACTTTCATTTTCTTAATAGTGTTTTATATTTAATAATGTATTAATAGCGGTTCAATTTTATATCATTATCATTGGCATTGGATTTATTTTATGAGTATTATACTCATTAGGTTCTCTTTTAATGAATCTTTTATAATTGATACCCATTATATACCCAGGAACGGGTGTTATATCTGGTGATGTCTCTACCCAACGTCGGAATCCTATCTTTTCGTATAATCCGATCGCACCAGTATTATCGGTATCAACAAGAAGCCAGCACGTAAATTGATTCGATGTTTGAAAAATTGCTAATAGTGTTTCTTTCAACAATCGTGTACCCAATCCGCGCCCTTGACATTTTGGGGATATACCCAAAAATGCCAGTTCATAACAATTTGGAATTTTTCCTAAAAACCCATAATATACATTAGTCATTTTTATACAGACTAAAGTAAATCCTATTATATTTTTATCTTCTACGGCCACAAATGATAATTCAGGCACACATAAATATAATGCTTTCTGAAGAAGCGGAATCTCATCCTCCTCTCGGAAGATTCTCTTACCAAGCTCAAATACTTTATCTTTATCACACAATTTTAAACTTCTAAGGTTTAGCATCTTTCATTAGTATATTTATAGATTAGAATTTAATTATTAACCTAATATGATTTGTTTATTTCCGGTTTGTATAAAATCAGTTTAAATTAACTTATAAAATCATAATAGAAATGTTTCTTAATGATTGGCCATTTGCCGACAATTTAGTTGCCAATCTTGTTACATATTTAGGAGTTATAGCACTTATTACAGCAATTACTCTTTTATCATATAATGCTATATCTAAAACAAATGTGGAGGACTCTACAGGTAATGCTAAACTGGAAATAAATTATAAAAACCAGGTCCAAGCGCTATCTGATACATATAATCCAGTAGCAAGTGCTCGCAGACCTGTTACAGATATACTTAGTACAAATGTTATGCCTGAGGCTGAACAATGTTTCGTAAATTTCTACTCGTTAGGATGTCGTTACACTGGATATATTGGGCCTATGAATGAGGGCTATTGGGACCCTGACTTAGCAGTTCAAACTGCAGTAAAAGTTGGTTGTCGCACATTTGTACTTGAAATCGACTATCTTGATGAATGTAAAGGAGAGACTATACAATATTTCCCTCGTATTGTTGTCCGTGACGCTCAAGGTAAAATGAGAATTAAATATAATTCCAATCGTCCCATTTGTAATTCACCACAGTATTCAAATATTCGTGATGTATGTGATAAGATTAACTTTTATGCGTTTGCGGATAGTTGCCAAAATGCGACCGACCCAGTTGTTATTGTTCTATACTTCCTTCGTCAACCTCCAGGATCATATAAATCTAAAACCGTGCTTGACTACTACTCCAATGTTGCTAAAGCACTCGCCCCTTTCCAAAACAGACTTCTTAATAATGAACTTGATGGTGGTACATATTATCGTCAAAAACAGGAGGGGCGTCTACTTATGAACAATATTAAGGAATATAGTGGTAAGGTATTAATTTTTAGTAATGCGAATACAACTGGTTTCCGTGATACTCAAATATATTCTCCAAATGAGGATTTGGATTTCTTAACTAATTTACGCCTATTATATACACAAACTAAACTTGGTGTAACTGATAATAGTGGAGCTGCACCATTTGGTATTCTTGAAACAGCAGAGGATTTTATGATTATTCCTTCTGATCGAACAGATGAAGTTGTAGAGGCCACTAAACTTCGTTGGACTATTTGTTTCTCACAAGACCCGTCTACACCTGTCACAAAAGATACTTATAATAAGATTACAAGTACATTTGGTGTTCACTGTGTACCAATTATGATGTTTGATACTGTTGCAAGTGATTTTATGTTTAAGGATGATACATTTAAGACATATAGTTTTATTCCTAAACCTGAACCCTTGCGATATATCAAACCACCAGTTGTCATTCCAGCTGAACCGAACCCAAGTACAAATGCTAATCAAGGATTACTACGTGCTCCTACTGTTTAAATCAACTTAAAATAATGAACCTCTTGGGACACTATTATTTAATGAAAAAGGAGGCTTTCTTCTTGTATTATTATTTCTTTTGGTTGTAGGTTTTTTCTTAGTGGGACCTTCTACACCAGAATTTGTATTTCTTTTAGATTTTTCTAATTCTAATTTATGAAGTGCCTTAGGGCATAATCCAACTTCAGAATGAAATCCTCCTATTGTTTCCATATAATACCCATCGTAACCTAATTCACACAATTTTCCTAAAACAATATCATCCTGATTTTTAGTTAATTCAGTTGATACACGTAATACTACATTTTTTTCAATTGGAAACGCGATATTTAAGGCATTCTTTAGACCAGGGGTAGCCTCAAGAGCCTTTCTTGTATTTAAATCTAAGATATCAACTAATTCTAAGCTATCAGTTGTCTTCCAATTCTTAACATATGGTCTGCCACGCGGAATATATGTTTTTAATTCAGACCTATTCACTGTAAAATATTTCATTGGCGCATTTCTATAATTATTTGACGCCTTGCCACTTGTAATAAATGATGTACTATTTGCTCTGTACAACTTGCCATTATACTTTCTTGTTTTGATTGTCATTCTAATTAGTACTTTTAATTTTACTACAAATATATTCTGACATTCCCTCTAAAGTAAAATAATGTCGTACCCTCTTTAGTTCCTCAACCATACTTAAGTATTTTTCATTAGAAATAGATTTGAGTATCTCAGAAGTTCTAGGAATATCGTTATGATGTATGGATACTGAAAACTTACTATAATCAAGAACATCTTTGTATGGAAGCCATTCAATATCATCCCAAAAATAGACGGGGACAGTATCGAGTAACATTGCTTCAAAGAATCTAAATGAGCTGCGACCATAGCCGCGAGGGGCCAGACAGAATTTAGATTGTAATGTAGAATTAATAAACGCATCTGCTAAGTTCACTGGAACAGCATTTGTCCAATCACCCTTTGTGACAAATTTAATATCATTCTTTCTGCCAAGTAGGCGAAACATTTCCATTCTTAAGGGGTGTGTTGTATGTGTTCCTATAAATGATGCTAGTTGACGTCTTATAGGTGGCCTTTGTGTATTTATTAATTTATGTGTAATATCTTCATAAATTAGTGGTAACGGGATATTACCATTACACGCTCCAAATATAGTTGTATTAGGTGGTAAATTTAATTGTACACTTGAATCATCTTGTACAATTGTAAAGTATTTTGTATCTTCTGGCATAAGACTATATGTTCTTTTAAGTAAAACATTATAGTTATCTTTCATTCCTGCGAAGTTAGGATGAGTTTGTATATTTGTCCAAAAGGCGGGAATATATACCAAATTAGACTCTATTTGGTCTTTATGGGTCATAATATAATCATAAAAGTATTCTTCCATATATCGTCCATTCTTGAATGGTGGGTATACAATGGATGTATTAGGTCGATATTGTTTGCCTAATTCTAAAACACTCAATGGCATTTATATTTACTTATAATAATCAAATATATTCTTTATATAGCATTATGGATTCATTTGCCGCAAATTATATTAAGCCTCGTACATCTAATTTAACTAATATGAATGCCTCACTTATTACAAATAAACGTCAGGCACAAATAATATTTACGGGATATGCTCGTCAGGTAGAAGCTATTAATCAGGGATTTAAGACGCAACAAGGTACGGCTATTTTTAATGGGGATGATGGAATGGCGGTTAAAAATTTAAAAGAGGGAAATACTTGGACTAGTCCACAGACTCTAAATGCTATTCAGACAACGAATTATTGTGTAACAGCTGGTGCCTGTAATAGTGTATCTTACACCAGTGGGCATTTCTAATCGGCAGTTTTAGAAGGTGCTTCTCCCTGATTATTTTCTATATAATTAGTATAATATGGTAGATATTGACAATTTGATTGTGGATAACTGCTATATGTTAAATGGTACCTATCTTGGAAAACTGGATGCTAAACCTGTTATAGAGGGTTCTGGTGATGGAAGGGAGATGGTAGCTCATTTTACCAACAACTGGGTAAAAAGCCATATATCCAGATGGGCTGACTATGGTGCCGGTAAGAAAAACATTTTTGTAGAGACAGCCTGTAAAGAAGTTGGTGGTGGGAGAAAGTCTAGTAGAAGAAAGTCTAAAAGAAAATCTTTAAAAAAGCGACGTTCAACACGACGCTTATAACGAACTGGTATTTAACAGTACTTTAAAAAGTACTGGTTTAAAATGCCCAATGGTCTAAAAAATTAGTTTTGCTACCTCTTCGGTTAGATAGGCAATTTTTTCTAGTAGTCTATACTGTGTACCGATTAATACAATACTAGAGGCCATATCTCCTTGAAATTCATCAATGCCATATGGAATAAACCCCTTTGCTCTTAAATCTGAAGCATTAAAATATTTGGGAAAAAATGAAAAGATACCAGGTATGGATTCAATTAATTTTCGTACATAAAATGTTATAAGTATAATTACGAGACACTGTAATAATATCCATCCAAATAGACTTAGTAGTGATATTTTTGTAGTAAATACTGGGAATACACTATGAAGTACTATACCAATTATAAAAAAAACTATTGAATATATTATACCGTATTGTACAGATCCGACGACATTTATTAGGCGAACCTTATCAACTCGCAGGAGATCTCTCATACCTGCTTGAAAATGAATTCGTGGATCTTCTGATTTGTTTCCTGGTACGTACGACATTTTACTATATTCTGAGAGTTTATTTTCAGGTTTGAATAGTATTGTACAATAATAGGGATAATGGAATCAGATATAGAACAGACGCATATTGATTCTGATTTTTTCGATAAGAAAAGATTTCAGAAGCAGATTGATATAATAAAACAGGCTTCCGAGCTTGCTCAGGCTAAAATAGATTATGCTTCAGCGCATGATGATAATATAATACGTGCGATTGATGTTGTTGAGGATTTCTTAAGAAAGAAGCATAGATTGTGTTATGGTGGGCAAGCTATAAACGCCCATTTGCCAGCTAAGTATAAATTCTATGACCCCGAGTTCTCAATCCCAGATTATGACTTTTTCACTCCAAATCAAGACATAGATATCAACATTCTCGTAAAGGACTTAAAGAATGCAGGTTTCACAGAGATTTCTGTTAGAGAAGGAATGCACGAAGGTACTGTTAAAGTCTATGTTGACTATACCCCAGTTGCTGATATTTCCACCATTGACCCTAAACTATATCGCATCCTATCCAAACGTGAATTCAGAACAGATGGTATTTCATACTTAGATGCCAACTCTCTTCGTATGTTAATGTACTTAGAGTTAAGTAGGCCTCGGGGTGAAGTACGTAGATGGGAGAAAGTATATGAACGTCTATCAATATTTAATGAATTTGTTCCAAGTAAACCTTGTAAGATTAATCGTAATATGTTTAATGGTGGTCTTAATAAAGAACAGGTCCAATTTACGATTAATTTTATTGTTGAAAATAAACGTGTTTTTGCTGGTGCAGACCTCTTAGATTTCTACGAAGCAGCCTTAAGATATGGCGAACAGAAAAATAACTGGATACTAACCAGCAAAAAACCTATCCTCTTCTTTTCCTCTGAAGCCGATGCAGATGCCAAAAAAATACGTGAAGAATTTAATTTCCTACTTCGTCAGACTAATAAATCTGGAGGACGTTTAGGAAGTGATAATGAAAGACAGGGAGAAGGAGAAAGAGAAGGAGAAAGAGAAGGAAAAGGACCTTTTGTATCGATACCTAAAACACCTATAACTATTAAGTCCTACTCTTCACACGGTGTAGATTTAATCCCTTCTATGAAAGTTATCTCTCAAGGTAATAAATCACTTGTATTTATTATTGACCAAACTGCCTGTCATTCATACTTTAATATTCCAATCAGCAATGGTAAAATAATGAGAATAGCATCTATGGATACTCTAATTACTTTATACTTTAGTTTAGGGTTATTTGATTCTAAGTTTTTTGATATGGGTTCTATGGAGTGTCTTGCTAATAAACTTGTACAGACAAGTGTAAAAGCTCGTGAAAAAGATGATGCATTTGTATTCCCATATATATCTATTAAATGCTA